GCCTAATGCTATTCTCATGGTCAAATGTCATAGCAAATTGACACTCACCCCATGGTGGGCGACAGTTCTCACCAGTATAGAATATCTTGGTTACATTAGAACCGAACCTACGGTGGTTCTGTCCATATACACCTTCACCGTAGATTAGATAATCAGGGTTTTCATCATCACGGACAATCTGAAACCTTTTGCCTAATGCCTCTGTAAAGAAGTTTATGGCAGTTGTAAAGGTATCAGAGAATCCTAATCTCAACTCTCGCATTACTTGTACCAGAAGAAAGTAGAGTTTGTGGATAGATTGATAGGTGATGATACTTTGTTCTTCTCTCTAAAGTCATTGACAGCACGATAAACAGCATCGATGGAACTATAGTCATGACCACAGAAGAAGCCACCCTTCTTTAATAGAGGATAGTATGCTTCACAATCTGCTAGAGTTGCTTCATACGAATGATCACCATCAACAAAGATAAAGTCAAACTCCGCCTTATCAGTAATAGTAGTAATCTTTGTAGCAGCATCCGATGATGTCTCACGGATCATCTGCACACGATCACCATACTGTTTTAGATTCTTGATAGCAACATCACGAAAACGATCAACAGTCTCTTGTGTAATCTCACCATTCCAGTCATCGTAACCTTTATAAGGATCGACTGTGTATAGTTTAACAATGTTAGGACACTTCTCTAATAGAAATGCAGTTGATTCGGCACGACATGTACCGATTTCTAGACCCACAACATTCTCACCTAGTCGCTTGATATACGGAGCAAGACCTCTTGTAGATACCCAATCATAAGGCCACTTGTCGCCAAGTTCCTCAATAGTCATAAAATCTTCGTCAGTCAATGCCATCTTATGCTCCGTATGTTTCTTCTATAATGGACTTCCATTGTGGGACACGATCCCACTGGTGTAGAACTGTAACAGGCTTTCCTGATACCTGCACTTTACCTTCAAGGACACTATACTCTAATTCATCTAGTAAGTCAATAGTCATATTAGGATTAATCTTATATGCTGCACCAATGCCACCAGAACCAGCTTGAATAGCAGGCAATGATGTGCCAGCATGTAGAACCCATCCGCTGCTTGCATTAGTGAATAGAGTTGAATACCGATATGCTTCTAGGTCTAACAGAATGTTCAATGCTGCTTGATCGGGACCACCGCCCCCATCAACATTAGGATTCAAGCCACGACATACTAGCCAAATGTTCATACATAGATCACGAACCGAGGCCATGTCACCAGCGATAACACCTGCACAAAAGATAGGCGAGTCTTTCAGTTTATCTAGAAAGAGAGGACCGAACGCCTTCTCCATATTGTTTCTACCCCATGGTTCAGCACCGTAGGTCATGTTCTCTGAACCAACTAGAATATCACAATTGTTTAAAAAGTTTTCATTTAACCAGTTTGTTGGGTCACTCTGAAACACAACGTCACGAACATCGGTGATGATAACACGATCAACATCCATAGGACGTTCAAGCATAGATAGAAAACTAGAAACGTGGAAGAACCGATCAACCATAACATTACCACGAGAATTGTCATGCTTGAAGCCAGTCTGCTCATCATACTGATTACAACCAATCAACATGAAATCTTCTTCTGTTAGTTTCTTTACAGTGGCAGCATCCATGTTATAAACAACAAGAGCCTTGTAACCATCAAAGCCTGACTTCTTAATAGAGTTTGCCCAATACTTAATCTTGTCCCAATCGTAGTTATCAACTACGCCAATAATCATGTCTTTTGCCATGGATACTTTCCTTCGTAATAGTTTTCTTGTGTCTTGTTGCCTTCAATGAAAAACTGCTCTGTTACTGAACCCTCGTTGCCATCTAGGCGATAGCATAGTGTATATTTGCCATTAGTGTCATACTTAGCATGTTCTTTGACAGCATAGAAATAACGGCGATCACCACCCCAACCAGAGTGCCATAGATGACAAGTCTTTTGAATAAACTCTCTCTTGAAGCAGAATGACGATGTGTCGATTAGATATTGCTTACCATGTGGTGACTGTCTTGAGTTGAATATCTCCCACTTACCCAGGCTTTCACAGTTATCATTACAACGGAAGTGTCTACCATTATCGTAAATCTGGCGAAGCGAATATGCAAAGTCTAGGTTCTTTGCTTCAATAGTCTTGACCAGTGTTTCAACATGATTAGATTCATACCAGTTATCTTCGTCTAAGAATAGAATGTAATCTGAATTGAGTAGATGTGGATATGCAGCATAGATACGATGACCATAGAAGTTGCCACCAGTCTTACCAGTGTTCTCTGGTGAGACAGTCATCGTGGCACCACCAGTATTCATTTCATCAACATACTGACAAGCAGAACGCCAATATTCTTCACCATCAACCACTAGAAGATGCTTACACTTGTAAGTCTGATTCTTTACAGACTCAATAGCGTCTTTTAGTTTAGGAGAACCGATTGTAGGTGTGATAACGGTAACAGGCTTTTCAATCACGAGTTGCATAATATAACCTCATAAAGAAGAACGAGGCGTACCTTTCGGCAGAGGCCTCGCCCATGTCATTCTTATTTAGTATCTGTCTTGGTGCCCATCATAGTAGACATTGTGTCTGTCCATTGTTTAGCACCTTCAGTTAGAAATTGCTTTGTCGCTTCCTGCACACCGAACGGATCCATGATGTCGATTTTCTTCGCTTTCTTCTCCTCGGGAATGTAACGTTCAAGAGCGATTTTAAGTAGACCATTAACTAACTCCGCATTTTTTACAACAACAGTGTCAGCAAGTGTGAACTGGCGAGTGAAAGCACGATTGGCGATACCCTGATAGATATAGTCCTTATCATCACCTTCATGCTTACCAGTGATTGTTAGTGTGTCATCCTTCAACTCAATATCAAGGTTTGCTTTACCAAAACCAGCAACAGCCATTTCGATTTCAAAATGTTCTTCGTCAATCTTCTTGATGTTGTAAGGGGGATAAGTAGGGATCTTCGGCATAGCATTTGCAGCTTCACGGATTTGTTCTAGAACGGTATCAAATCCGATTAGTTGCTTGGCAAGGCCAGTAGGAATGCCAAAGTTGTCTGTATTGAACTTATAGTTTGTCATGTGTTTCTCCTATTAAGCGAGATATGAACCGATGATACCTTTCGGCTACCATCTGTATCATTATATAGTAAACTATGTGTGTTTGTCAAGAGGAATAATAGTTAGAGAACGTGAAGTTATAACCTGTATTGGCGCTTGTAATAGATGTTCCTGATGATATACTTCCTTGAACTGATGGTGGCATGTTATTCATTACCACAACACCTTGACCACTTCCTTGATTAGCAACTCTAGAAACTTGTCCGATGACTTGAGTTCCTATTTTCATGATCTCACCAACATTAGGAATACCAAATAGACCTCCGCCTAATGCTTGAAATGCACCCAGTCCTCCACCGAATGTTCCTAGACCACCATATGCGGTTACTTTTTGAGAACCACCAGCAGGTGTTGGCAGTCCCTCAACATGAGGTACGATACCCATAACGTCGGGAGAACCTTGATCCATCAGAGAGACAATCATAGGAATGCCTTGAACCAACACCTTGCCTGGTGATAGAGAGATAAGAGCCCCTAGCATGTTATGTGTATCAAGATCACCAACGACCGCAGCGAGTTGATTCTCAACCATAACTTTTGTGTTAAGTCCTGTACCTGATGTTACAGCACCACACAGTCTAGGATCTCCTACTCTATGGACTTTAGGCACTTTTCTTTGGTCTCCCTCGACCTCTCTTGACTGGAGGCTCTGCTTTCTTAACAAAATCTGGTATCTTAGGTTCTGGTATATTTAGAGTGATAGAGTTGCCGTTATCGGTCACTCCCGTCGATCCCATACCACCTGTGCGATTAGTCTTTAGCATAGGACGAATAGCAGTTTCTACAATATCATACTCTGCATCTTTCACGAGTTCAGCCTGTGCGATACGGTCGCCAGTTGTAATAGTAATAGCATTACCTGAAATGTTATAAACGAGAACCATTACCTCTTGAACATAATCAGCATCGATTACACCTTCTGCATTGGCTAGAACAAGACCCTGCTTTAGTGAAGCACCAGAACGAGCATGTAGGCGAACAGAATAACCAGCAGGAATGTCCATGATCAAGCCAGTTGGTACCATTACACGGTCGCCTGGTTGGATGACAATCTGATTATTCATTGTTCGTTTGAAGTTCTTATTACTATTGCTATAGCCTTCGTATGTCGCTTTACCATATCCTTGAAAGGCCAAGTCAAAACATGCAGACTGATCGGTCTGTTTCTTAGGAAGTTTTACTTGAGGATTAGTTCTATAGACTTTCAATGTTTCCATAACAAACTCACTTTCTTATTCTTCTGTGTAGCGTTTCTTACCGAGAGAATACTTGGCTACAAGATTCCATTCTGGCTTTTCACCATATGATATGATCTTTATTCTATTGAGCGGTGTCAGAGGTTCAGCACTCTTTTTAGGATCAACTAGAGTTACGAGTCCCCACTCAGCCAGTAGATTGGCAATAGTGTTACGACGGCCATGATCTTCTTCGGAGAAGTCAGTTGGCTTACCATCTAGCATAAACATTTCTTTGAAATGGACAAGATAGTAACGACCTTGCTTATGTAGAATATGGCAAGATTGATACAACGTCTTATCTTTCTTAGACGCCACACCAATACGGGTTAGCGTCTCCTTCACTTTCAAGAAGGCTTGTGGATCAGGTAACTTTACCTCCACGAAGTCGTCTAGGTTTACTGTCATTTGCGCCACCTTTGTCGAGTTCTTTTCTTATTTCTTCAAGTTGGGTAGCGTCTAACAGAACCAATGCTTCTTTAGCCTTCTCGTTAGAGTAGTTGAAATACTCTTTGACGGCATCTAAGTTTTCAATGGTCTCTCGCTTCTCCCATTTTCTAAAAGGGCGTTTATACCCTCGGATACTATTTAGCAAATATTGGTATTGCATGTTATTGGGAAGACTAGGATATTGATTCATCTGATTGGCTTGTAGAACACAATCATAATGAAACGATATAGCCTTATTCACAACAAAGGCAGGGTAGTCCTTTTCATTCTCAAGGACATTCTTCTTGGTCTGTAGAATGGATGGAATCAAATCACGAAACACATCCATTACTTTATCTCCGCTTCAATCATGATCTCTGTTAGACATGCGACAAGGTTCAACTCTTGATCGGCAACAAATGCAGATTGATACTGATACTTGGCAAGAGTAACGACAGCAACAGGGATAGTTTCTGGCTTTAGATACTCATATAGATTATCATAGACAGAACGATAGATACGAGAAGGATCAATGTCAGAGTTCATTACAACCCACTTACGCATGGTTGTAAAGTCTTTCTGCTTTAGAGCATTGATCAGTTCTTGTAGGCTGCGAACGCTATCAAGTTGAGAAACAATACCAGCGTCAATGACTCCAGAAACAGAATGCCGTTGTAACTCGTTAAGAGTCCTGCGATAGTCTGGGAAATACTTTTCAACGACCTTGATAACAACTTGCTTGTCATATTCTACACCTTCTTGTGACAGAATGTTTGTAATGCGCTTAAACATCTGGGCAGCCATCTTAGGCTTTTCGTCACCCTTCAATGCAAAGTCTACCACAGCACAACGGCTATGAATAGCATCCATGATCTTTGCTTTGAAGTTACAGGTGAAGATAAAAGAACAGTTGCTACCAAACTCCTCAATCGTACCACGAAAGGCAGCCTGGGCTTCTGGTGTAAGATAGTCAGCCTCGTCCATGATAATGACTTTACGACCACCTGTCAAGGATACTGTAGAAGCATAGCCTTTGACCTTGTTACGCAAAGTATCGACACCTCTTTCATCGGATGCATTGATGAACAGATGATTTAGTCCTAGTTCCTCACACAATGCTTTTGCAACAGTTGTCTTGCCGCAACCAGCAGGACCTGTCAAAAGCAAATGCTGAAACTCTCCTTGATTCACATACTCCTGAAAGACTTTCTTTAGTCTGTCAGGAAGAATACAGTCCTCAATCTTATGAGGACGGTACTTCTCAACATATAGGTATTCACTCATTCATCATCCTTACTATAGCGAAATGCATTGATATACATCATAGCAGAACATAATAGGAAAAACAACCAGTTCATGATGTCATTCCTATCCATAATCCAATAATAGGCAGCGGTGATAAAGTTCACCGCCCCTAAGATTTCAAATACCAGTTCTATCATGGTGCAGTCTTTTCAATGACTGTGGAATAAAACTCCTCAAAGTCCGTGTTCTCCTGAACCTCGTCACGGAAGTTCGCACGGAAGTAGGCACGTGCCATACGACGAAAGAGTTTCTTATCCACACCCAACTTGTCACAAGTCTCGGTGATGATCTCTTTCTGTAACTCACGCTCTGCACCAACACGGGTCATTGAGTCATTCATTTCAAGAATAGCCTTCTTGAACGCCTTACGATCTTCATCTGTTAGTCCCTGCACCGAACGCTGCTGCTGGTTATGTCCAATCATACTCATTAGTTCACCTCGATAACTGCTGAAGGATTAATACAGACTGCGGTTGTTACATAAACACCGCCAGCGTCTTTACATTTATTTTCGTTACTTATTGTAACATATATGTCTGCTGCTATTGTAGCAATCCACAATACAAACACTACAAAAATAATTTTTTCCATTACTTGGTCTCCAAGGCGATGAAGTATGTTAGAGTGTTATTGTGGTTGGTGAACTTGGCGAAAGCACCAGCCTGAACCTCAACGTTGTAGTCATCGGGAAGCAACTTTAGGTTTTCAGTCTTGAATGATGCCACAAAGTCCTTGCCAGCATAATCACCAATCTTCTGAACACCATCGTTAGATGTATCGTTTGCCTTCTCATGGATCTTGAGAAGCAAAGCACCGTCCTTACCAATAACTGATAGGTTAGGTAGATTGATCATCGTAGCAACCTTGATTAGTTTCTGTGAGGTTGCATTAGCAAGAGAAAACTTGGTTGTGATATCCTTGAGAACAAGTTCCTTATCTGGAGGGGTGATGATTAGATTAGCAGAACATCCACGATAGGTAACCGATAGTTCGCCATCGTTTAGTGTAACAACATCTTTACCGAATGTTAGTTCAGGATTCTTTAGAGTTGTAACGATACCTAGAAACTGATTCAGGTCATAGATACCAAACTCTGCTGGAATATCATCCTCAAGAGTAGCCTCAACGAGGATGGACTTTTCGGGGGAGATTGTCTTTTGTGTCTTACCTGCTTTCAGGACGACACCGCTATTGATTGAGGCAAAGTTCTTTAGAATGGATAGCGTATTATCACTTAGTTTCATTATATACTCCTGTTTCAAAGTGTATGTGTCATTTTATATTGTTTTTCAAGGTCTGTCAAGGTGAAGCGCACATTATCTTTCAGGTTATCTAATGTGCTATCATTGACTAGGGTATAATCTACTGGCAGACCTTTCCAAGCCGTTTCAGAAATATGCATCTTGGAAAGTTCTTCATCGGTAGGATCTTCACCACGACGGACACGAATGATCACTCCGCCGACACTCCGAACAAAATCGATTTCGTTAGGAAAGCGAACGTCAGATATAACCACATCTTGATATCCCTGCATCCTTTTTTCAAGGGCAGCGATCC